GTTGACGCGGATGATATGGATGACCTCGAAGAGGATATTAATGACGTGGAGAAGAAAATTAAGGCTTCCCCGAACCCCCTGTGGAGGGGGTTCTGGAAGATTGTGCCCGCTGTTTATAGGGAGTTCTATATCGTGTTCGGGGGAAAGAAGGATTGACTATTGACCTGAAGTACACTGGGAGCGACGCGGCGAATCCGGGCGGGGTGGAAATTCCGATTCTTTTCGTCGATGGTGATCAGGCGGCGACAATTTATACGGAGCCCAGCACGGGGTTGCCGGTGGCGAGGATCGAGGTGCCGGGATGCCCCAACTGTAACTCGATGGCATCGGGAGGTACGCTTTTAGTCAACCCGCAGGACGGAGACCACAGGTACTATAGGTGCCCTATATGCGGGTTTTTCTCGCGGTGGGAGGTCCAGCCGAATAAGACTAGCGTTAAATTAGATCAGGATTTCAGGGTTTATAGCGGGAAGGTAACCGATCTCGATATCGATTCCGAAGTGCCGAAATGGATGGAGTAATTAAAATGCCCGTAAAAGGATCGAGAAGTGGGATTTTTACTACCTGTAATTATTGTGGAGAAACAATTTATGTTTATCCTTATCAATTAAAAAAGTTTAAATTTCATTATTGTAATGCCGAGTGTAGGGGAAAGGGGCATGAACCAGATGAAGAGACAAGGAAGAAATTAGGCAAGAGTCATCTTGGTCAGCCTTCTTGGAATAAAGGGTTACGGAAAGAAACCGATCCTAGAGTTAAAAGGATGGCGGAAAGCCTTATCGGAAGACCCTCCTACCGAAAGGGTATGTCTTATGAAGAGGAGTATGGAGAAAAGCGAGCCAGAGAGATTAAGGAAAAACTTACAGGTCATATCGCTTGGAGTAAGGGTTTAACAAAAGAAACCGATTCTAGAATTAAAAGGGGAGCCGAACGCCGTACTGGGAGACCTTCCCATCGGAGGGGTGTGTCTTTTGACGAAGAGTATGGGGAAGAGCGAACCGAAGAGATTAAGGAAAAACTAAGCCAAAGCCATATAGGTCAAGTTCCTTGGAATAGAGGGTTGACCGTTGAAACAGATGAAAGAGTCAGAATAAAGGCGGAAAATCAGTTAGGAAGAGCGGTTTCCCCAGAAACTAAAGAAATTCTTAGTATAAGAGCCATAGAAGGATATGAAAACGGCAGAATAAATCCTATGAAAGGAAAGAAAAGATCAGATGAATGGAAACTTAATCAATCTTTAGTTAATAGAGGTAGGGTTCCTAGTGCAGAAGCAAGGCAAAAACAATCAGAAAGTATGAAACTCCTTTATTTAAATCATCCAGAAAAACACCCAAACGCTCGTATGAGAAAAAATAAAAAGATGACGAAAATAGAGAGATTAACAAAAGAGTTCTTCGAACGACTAGGATTTAAAATGGGAGAAGATTTTGTATATCAATATCTAGTTGTTTGCTCAAGGGGGACAAAATGGATAGATTTCTATTTCCCAAAATTTAAATTGGGCATAGAGTGTGACGGTTCTTATTGGCATCAAGATAAGGAGAAGGATAAGAAGAGAGACGAAGAGATATTATCCTTTTTAGGAGAAGGTAATATAATAGAGCATTTAACGGAAAAAGAAATTTTTAGTTTAAGATATTTACAAGGTGTAAAACATGTCTGATGAAGGAAAAAAGAGACCGTCAATTTTGCATCCTATAGCTAGAGCGAAGTGGGATGCTATGCGGTCTAGTTATAACGATGTTGTGGCTAGGGTGTTGCCCGCGGACGAAGCCGCCCGGTCTGATGTGGATCTCCCCCTGCAATGGCGTCAGGAACCGATTCAGTGGATTCTTTCAACTTTAGGGATTAAGAAACCTCCGGTTGGCTCTGGCGCCGGGTTCGTTCAGAGTCCGTACATGGATATATATACCAAAACTTTTGGAACGACTCCGCTGGCGGATTTACCTAAGTATAGGTTGATGTTCAGAAATAATCCAGATATTATGGCCGCTATTGAGATGCAGGCAAATTTGGCGATTGGGCGGGGGTTTTCGATATCCCATCCCAATAAGGAGGTTGTAGACTATTTAACTAGGCTCTGTGATAGGTTGAACGTACAAAATGTGATGCTTGTCCTAGCGGCGGATTGCTTGATTTATGGGAACGCCTACGCAGAAATCTGTTACGATAAGCAAACCGATGAAATGGAGCCTCTATATGATTTCAAGGGGGAAGCCTACACCAAAAAGGAACTAGAAGAAATTGGAGTAAAGGACGCACCGCAGGCGATGGCAAAAAATAGGTGGGTTCTGGACGAGGAGAAGATGGAGAATAAGCTCGTAGCCTTCGATAATCCCGTGCCTTTCACCGCTCAGGTGATCAGAAAGGCGGAAGACGCCGAGACTATAATTCAGTTAAAGCCGTTGGATCCTGTCTACATGCGTGTCAGACGGGATAGTTACGGGAATGTGTTTGGATTTATACAATGGATGAACTTCCCCCCGGCACTGATAGATACAGATTCGATGATGCATATAAAATATCGCGAGAAGTCGTGGGGTTATGAAAGTGCGTATGGGACAAGTATTTTAATGCCTCTCGTAAAGAACAACGACCTCTTCAACCAGTTCGAGACCGATGCCGCCGTCTGGATTCATAGCAGAGCTGTGCCCCCCCTAATCGTTCAGGGAGGAAGCACAGAGAAGCCATACACCACAGCCCAGATGACCGACCTCATGTCGAAGCTCAAGGGCAGAACCGCCGCATCGATGATCTTCACGAAGGGCGACGTTCAAGTCAACGAGGTCGAGGGCGCGGCTAGGGCTCTCAACGTACAGTGGTGGGTTGACCTGCTCTTAACGAGACGCTATCAGGCTCTCGGAGTTCCACCCGTGCTTATGGGTTTACCCCAGAGCACCGGGAACCAGAGCGTGGGCGAGGTCATCTTCCAAGAGTTCGTCACCCGCCTCCAACTCTTGCAGGAGTTTTTGTCGGACGCATTCGAGACATATGTATTCTATCCCCTAATTTTGAAGAAATTCGGGGAGACTATGGAGGACGAAAGCGGAAAGAAAATACCGATGCCAAAAGCTGAGATGGTATGGAAACCTATCATAGAGGAGGACCGCAACATGCGGGCTCAGAGGCTCATTCAGGGAGTCCAAGCCGGAACCATCAGTGTGAACGAATACCGCAAGGAGATGGGCTTCAAGGTGCTGGATGACCCCAAATACGACGAGATCAAGCCCATGGTGCCCGCCCAGATTCCATCGGGCACGCCCTTCCAAGACCAGAAGGTGAAGGACATCACGACGGTCCCGGAGGGGGTTCGGAAAAAGGATATCCCAGCGCCCCCGGTCGCACCTATAGAGATGAGCACCGAATTCAAGAATAATATGGTCGATGTGATCAGGGAGGCTAAGGCTTCTCTGGATGCGGGGAAGAGTTCTAGGGCGGTCAAGTCCGAGGCTAAGAAGAGGGCCAAGGAGCTGATCAACAAGTATGTTGTGTCCTTCTATATACAGGGGAGGGCCAAGGCGAACCTATCGCTGAATAAAACCGATGACATGAAGCTGAAGAAAGAGGAGATGCCCAAACTCATAGACCTCAAGAAGAAATATGAGAAGGACTTCGATAAAATCCTGACCGAGATGATAGAGGCCGATAAAGAGGGGAAGGCGTGAGTCTCCATTGGCGGAAAAGGCTAAGGGCAAATACGATGACGGGCGCACCACGGACTGGGTTGGCCGAATGGAAGACCTAGCATGGAGTCTATGTTTAGACACCTATAACGAGGGAACCCTTGATACATATTCGGAAAATAGAGACGTTGTAAAAAGAGTGAGATTTCTCACCAGCGAAGATGAAAAAGTTTGCCCCGAGTGTGGTTCTATGGACGGGGTGGAGTTTGAAATAGATGAAGCCTATGGTATTTTAAGTCTTCATCCCTTCTGCCGCTGTACGTGGGTTCCAGTAACTTAAAGGATGGTGAGTAACTTGGTGGAAGTGAGCGAGGATGGTGATGGCCCGGGTGATCGACCGTCCGGGCAACTATCTAGAGGTGGACGAGTCGCGTGTAGACCTCACCAAATACCGGCGGGGTTGGTGCGGGGAGTGCTTCAGACCTCTCAATATATGGTGGGAAAAAGGTAGAGAGTTCGAGATAATCTGCGAGGAATGCAATAGAGAAATCTGGGGAGATGTGTAATGAGCGTTGACTTCGAGATAGAGATCGATGATGCCGACTTCCAGCGGTATATGCAAACCACGGGGATGAAACTCGACGATATTGAGAGGTATCTGGACTATGAACTCAGAACCGCGATGTTCAACGCGGAAGCCGATGCGAAATATCTCGCGCCAATCGGGAAATCCCCAAGGAGCGTTGACCCGCTTCCGCACGGCAAACTTAGGAGGAGCATCCACGTAGAGCCGAGGGGATACCTGAGTTACGCCCTCGTAGCGGATGTGAGAAATATCAGAGGTCGGGGATACGCTGTATATCAGGAAAAGGGTTCGATATACCAGATCGCCCGACCCTTTATGGGTCCGGCGATCAGGGCGAACATTGCCCAGTTTGTGGAGAATATCAGAGGCATCTTGGTCGGTGCCTTCAAGAAGGAATAAAAATGAGCGAACACGTGGATATTTCCGCGAAGATTAGGCAGATGGAGGAGGAGGTCAAGGCAAAGCTGGCTGGAGGCGGCTTCAAACAAACCCCGAAACCCCAGAGCGTTGCCACACCTCCGACCCTAACTGCGAAGAATAAACTTCCGATAAGGGCGGACGATATGGGTGAGAAGTTCGTGTTTTGTCCCCAAACGGATTTCGGAATGAGTATTCAATTTTGTGCCGGTTGTAGAAGTTGGAGAGGAGAGAAGGATATGGTGGTCTATTGCGATTATTCGGCGGGGGAGCCCACGCCACGGGAGGATGAGGTATGATGGTCGCAGAAGAGGTCGCACCAAAATTGAAGCCGCTGGAGGTGAAAGCCATAGATGTCCCCGCGGACCAGAGGGCGTGCATTGTCTGTAGGTTCTTCACCGAGTTCGGAAATTGTAGGGAGGGGCTCAGGGTGGATTCGGGGAACATTCTCCTTGAAAATAATAAGTGTCCAAAGTTTAAGCCTGTGGTAGAGTCAGAATTTTAGGAGGTGTATTGGTATGAGCGAAGGAGAAAGGGAAAAGCTGGAAAAAGAGATAAGCGCCCGAGAGAGAAAATATGGGTACAAGAGAGGGAGTAATGCCTCTCTCACGAAGCCCGACGAATACAAAGATATCCCAGAGGGTTCCTTTGCGGACCCCGTGGGGTTTAACTATCCCGTGGATGACGCCCACATAAGACCCGCGTTGGGGTACTGGTCTCATATAGATCATAGGGGGGCTTATAGTGATCCCAAAGCTAGGGCTTACATCACGGAGAAGATCGTGAAAACCGCGTTGGCGAAGGGAATAGAGGTCGCGTGGCAGGCGAATGATCCAGACTACAAGAAACTTCCCGAGAGCATGAAGCGCCGCATGGAGGGATACGAGGGCGAAAAAGAGGTCAAGGCGATGGCTTTCGATGAGATAGCGGACGCTTTCGTGAGATACGATAGAGGATGGTATGAGGAAGAGGAGGGAAGTGAAAAATGAGTGAAGCGAGAGTGCGCCTAGTCGATAAGGTAAGCACGCAGAATGTGGTCGCCGCTGTAGTCATCGTCTCGGCGGTTGGTGCGAGTATCTACTATGGTAAGTGGGAGCTTCTCGCCTTTATCGCAGGTGCCGCTGTTGGTTATCTGTTTCCCAAAAAAGGGGAAAATTGATGCCTAAAGAGATAAGATACGGCGGCTCCTTCGTGGGTGATGACTGGTACAGGCGTTGCCCATTATGCAAGAAAATAACGACGGTGGTCATTCTGGGGCAAAATTTCAACCGTTGCCCAAATTGTGGGGTTTTAATTTTAGGATAAGGTAAATGATATGGAGGAAATAACTAAGAAAGAAGAGGACGGGGAAACATCCAGTCCCGTCCCACCCGAGTGGGCTCAGGAAATCCAGAGGGCTCTGGATGGGTGGAGGGACGCAGTTTTTGTTCAGGATGTAGTCGGGGTTCTGAGGGAGAAATCGACTCAGAAAATCAGCAAGCAGGAATAGCCTGCATCACTGTAACTGCGTTGGATAGGCGCAAGCGAGAGAGTTGGGGGCTGGCACCGCGGCATTGATCTTGCCGAGGATGTAATCTCTTTGAACGAAGGATTGATCCTCCTTCGGGATAAGGGTTAGACCCCGATTATGGAGCGCGGGCTGATTCCAGCGCAAGTGCCCTTCCGGGGTAGGAGGAAGACCTAGAGGTGTGGGGTAGGTCTTTGTTCGGGTGCTATCACACCCTAATTCCCGAGGCTCCTGCCCCGGGAGGTTAAAAGAGGAGATTATTATAAATCCTATGGAATGATGTAGTAAATTGTCTAAAATTTGCTGTGAGGTTAAATGAAATTGTTTGATGATCCAATCGCTTGGTTTACCAAAATTTATTGCGCGAAATGTAAAACAAAGAGTTGTATGCCTAAAGGGATGATATACACTACCGACCCAAGCTCGAAGGCTCTATGCGTATTATCCTTGCTCTTGATGCTGGAAACAGATCGAGGGTTAGCCAAAAGGACAAAGAGGGATTAAGGGGGGTTAGTTATCTATGTCTAATATTTTAAGAGAGACCGATGCGGAGATTTCCAGCTTTAGTGGTTCCAATATAACTTCGTTTGAAGTCGGAAAGCCCGTTTATAACAAATTTTTCGACAATACTTCAGGAAAATGGGAACGTTGGTCGGGCTCGGGCGCTCCTTTTGTTCGTTTTATTCCCTCTTTAGAGGATTCTGCAACCAATAGCGTTCGTGTTGATATTGTTGCCGGGGATATAGAACTCGGAACAATAGGAATAACTGGCTCAATTGGTCTTTCTGTTACGGGCTCGAATGTAATAAAAAATGTAGGAATTGACATTACAGGCTCAATAGGAAAATCTATCACCGGTTCCATAGGTCTTTCTATCACGGGATCGTCTACCCTTACCGTTCAAGGTTCGGTGGGAGTAACAGGATCAACCCCTCTTATAGTAGATGCTAGACAAAGTGGTAGCTGGAATATCGCAGGTGGTTCTGTAGGGATAACAGGATCGGGCATCCTAAACACCCTAGTTATAAACACGGGTTCAGTACCCGTTAAGGCTCAACTTACACATGCTACAGGTATAGCCCTTCCTCTAGATGAGGATGTGGGAATGCTTGCGATAATAGATATCGACCATTATATGATTCATAGTGGCTCGCATTTCTTTGTAAATGATGTTAGTTCTGGAAGCGTGGGAGTACCTAAAAACTGGTTGTTTGTTTCACCAGCCACGGGAGAAGTTCACGCTTATATTCAAACTTCTAATGCCGCCGCAGGAACTTGGAGATTCTGGGAAGATATACCTGTGAGTAATAGTGGTTCTCAAGGAACCGCGTATAATAATAATAGGCAATCTGAGAAGACTGCTGGATTAAAGGTTTATAGCAATCCTGTGACCGGTTCTGGTGGAACTTTAATTGCAGTATTCTATATGGGAACTATTACACAAGGAAACGCTAAACCGGGGGGGTTAGCCGAAAGAAACCAAGAAGTTATACTAAAGACGGGTTCTAGATACGCCCTACAATGGGAGCCGGATTCTGGAACCGTTATGTGCGCGATTAACGCCCAATGGTATGAAGTAGCTTAATAAATTAACTAATGTAACAAGTATAACAAGGAGTTAAAAGAGATTGGCATCCGGAAATAACTAAGAATATATAGAAGGTATAGCCTTTTGCCTAAACACATTTTCCCAAACGATGAGTCCGCCCACCTCGTGGAGTTCGCCAAGGGTTGGAACCCGAGGACGGTTCTTGAGGTGGGTTGCGGCGAGGGGCGGGAGTTGATGCTCATAGAGCCTCACGTGGGGAGGGTCTATGGTGTTGACCTAGCCTATTTTTTGGAAATTACTAAGAATATATAGAAGAGGGATATGGTTCAAAGTTAGTTTTCGGATACGAAAATGGAGGTTAAGTGAATGGTTAATAAAAGGAGGAGTGAAATTTGTCGCTAGGACCGACGGTCGAAACGAGTGTCGTGAAGGCACCAGCATACGATCTCGCAGGAGATGTACTGAAGGTTAAGCTCAGTGGCTCCTATGTAGACCAACCAACTACTATAAAAATCCATAGTGGCTCTGGATACACCGATGTCGGGTACTCAGGGAGCGATCTTTCAATTCCGGTGACGGTGATCGCTGGGGATATTGAGTTTGGAACGATAGCTATCACGGGTTCAACCGTGACCTTCCCAGTGACGGGTTCCGTGGACGCTAGACAATCTGGTTCTTGGAACGTGGACGCACGCCAGAGTGGTTCATGGGGGGTTGGTGTAACTGAAGATATAGGGAAGTCTATCACAGGCTCTATAGCACTAACCGTTTCCAATCTCAGAGTTACGGGCTCCTTAACGACCACGCTTTATTCCGCGTTTAACTTTGCTTTAGGCGCTACGGGCTCAACGGGAAGTGGGAACTTTAATGTCACCCAATATTCGGGCAAGAGCGCCTACGCTTTTATTGGCACCACCCAGAACGCCTCGGGATCGCTGATAGTCTCGGGTTCCTTTGATGGGGGAACAAATTATTTCCAGTTCAGAAGCGGAAGCTTCGGGTCGGGGAGCCTGCAATGGTTCACATTCTTCGATGGTGTGACCCATATCTCCGTGAACCTTTTCAACCAAGTCACGGGTTCCGCGGTTTCTGGGAGTCTCTACTTAGTGGCACAGGCGTAGGGCGGGGAGGAGGAGCCATTGAGCATAACAAAAAAGGGAGTTAAGAGGCAATATGGTATCGAGCCGGGGTTGGTTCTATGGCTTCCCTTCGATGGCGATGTCCGGGACTATTCTGGGAATAGTAACCATGGGTTGAATTATGGGGCGTCATGGACGACGGGGAAGATCGGAGGTGCCCTCAGCTTCAACGGCGTAGACAACTATATTAATTGTGGTTCTGCTCCAAGTTTAGATGACTTGACAACTTTTACATATAGCTTTTGGCTAAAGTCAAACTTACTGAATCAGAACGGTATATCCCTAAGCAAAAAGTTTTGGTGGTCAAGAATAGAGAACGATGATAAATTCAGAATGAATATTTCCGCCGCTACTACTGCCGCAGATACAAAAACGACACAAACTATTGGCACTTCAGCTTGGAAACATATCGTGATGACTTTCGATAATTCTGGCGATAGAAAAATTTACATTTACATAAATGGAGCTGAATCGGCATACGATAACCAAACAGCAGCAGTAGGAGCCTTAACATCTGATGCTGCTAATTCTTTATGGATAGGCAAATATTATGATGGTCAGTATCCTTTTAAAGGCGTCATCGATGAGGTTCGCATCTACAACCGCGCCCTCATCGCCGCCGAAATCTGGGATTTGTACCAGAGGGGATTGTAGAAAGTTACTAAGAATATTATAGAGGTGTTTATGTATGACGGTATGCGGGATTTGTGGTCGGACCCTTGGGAGCCAAGAGTCAACCTATCATAGGGATGTCAGGAAACAGGGGGCTACTTCATATACGAGCGTTTTATGCGCGGACTGTGCGAACCGCTTTCCAAATAGTTATACCCAAAAGGAGAGATAAAACATTTAGGTTTACAAAGAAATTTTGGTGAGTAAGAATGGAGAAGGGATGTAACTATGGTCCGGGGCTTTGTAGAAAATGCGGTAAAGATCATGGTATACATCCTTGCTTAGGTAAACCGGGGCACCATCATTCTGAAGAAACTAAGAAAAAAATAAGTGATACTAAAAAGGGAAATAAAAATCCGATGTTTGGGCATACATATGGTGATATTCCTTGTATTAAATGTGGAAAGATTCATACTCCCAATAGGGGAATGTTAGGAAGACGCCACACGGAAGAAACTAAAATAAAAATGAGTGAAAATCATAAAGGGTCGTTAGGAAAACATTGGTTTCATACAGAAGAATGGAAAAGGGATATGAGCAATAAATTAAAGGGTAGGCATCTTTCTGATGAACAAAAGGAACAAATATCGATTGTTCATACAGGTCTTCATCCATCTGAAGAGACTAGGGTGAGAATGAGTGAAGGAATGAAAGGAAAAAATAAAGGTAAAAAACGCACGCCGGAACAGATTGAACTATTTAGTAAAGTTCGTAAGGAGGAGTGGGAAAATCTTACTCCCGAAGAAAGAATGAAACGAGGAGCTATATCAAAGGAAGTTCAGAATAGACCCGATGTTAAAGCCAAAAAAAGCGAAAAACTTAAAAAGTCTTGGATAAACGGAGATTTTGATGAAGCAAATATGGGTGCGCGTGGAGTTGGAGGAAAACGATCCGATCTTAATGACCAGTTTTTCCGTTCTACTTGGGAAGCAAATTTGGCGAGAATTATGAACTATCATAAGATAAAGTGGGAATACGAACCTAAACGCTTTGATTTTGGAGAATTTAGTTATTGCCCCGATTTCTACCTACCCGAAACTGATTCTTGGGTTGAGGTGTACGGTTATCTAGATGAAGATAAAGCGAAAAAACTTTGGGCTATCTCCAAGTTAGTGAATATTCAAATTGTAAATGAAACCATCTATGACCAACTTAAAAGTGAGTTCAAGGACAAACTACCTTTCTGGGAGAATGGGAGAAAAAAGGTGAGTAATGATAAATGAGCACCGAAATCTTGTCTCCAGTCGATCAGCCATCGCTTTTATACCCCGCGTTGTATGGGGTGAAGCCTCGGCGGAAGGATTATCGGTGCAAAAGATGCGGCTCCGACAACCAGACGTGCCTCAGGGCTGAGACGAAATACTTCAGGGGGGGGAATCTCGAAGATGTTTTCTTCGACTTCGAGTGCGGATGCGGGAACGCTTTCTTCGTCGCCGCGAAGCTGCTGGTGAACGAGGTTCTGGAGGAGCAGATGGAGAGAATCTTCAACTTCACCAAGGTGACGGGCAAGGAGTTCGGGGCGCTGGTGATCAGGACCGTGGACGGGGATATCATTCTGGATATGTTCCAGATTGGGGAGAACCGCGAGGTGGAGATGGTTCCGACCCACGAGATGAGGGAGGGGGAGGAGATTCTTGGAACCATGCATGTCCACCCCCAGTCACCAACATTTTCCTTATACGATCTGGCAACTATGATTCGCGACAAGAGATGGGAAAAGATAAGCATGGTGGCGGGGGCGGACGGGAGTTTCAACGTCGCCATACCCACCTCGAAGACGCCTAAAATGGAGGATATAGGCGCGTGGCTCAAAGAGAACGAGAATATGAAAGACGAGGACGGGAATGTAGACGCGGTGGGGTTAGCCAACAAGTATAACTTTCTGTTATACCGAGGGAAGGCGGATAACCTGAAGTTGATTTCGGCGGATGATATTAAGACGTATACCTTGGAGGACTTGTTTAGGCGGGTCTCCGGGGTTAAGAATATAAAGGAGAGTAAGAAGTGAGAGTTATGATGGTTAAAAAGTTCCTCGTTTAGAGGATTAAAAAAGAGATAGGAGAAAAATAAAAAAGTAAAAGGGAGGAATGAAAAGAAATGAGTGTTCCAGATGCAGTGTATCCGCTCAGGACATTCCCAGAGATAATCACGACAAGCTTGACGGCGACCAACGTGACGGGTAGCTCTATAGTTTCGGGCTCTTCCGTCTATGGCGCTTACGCCAAAATAACTACCGTCAGCGGAAGCACAATATCCGCCGCGGGTGGATCGTTCATCCCGCCGACGGGCTCGGCCTCGGGTTCTCTCGTCGCCAGCCTGACCATGGCGGTGAACATAACGGGAAGCACGTATTACGTCCAGTTATTTGCTTAGGTTCCTTATTTTTTTAGGGGGTTTTTTGAATGTCAAAAGAAGAGGAGTGCGAGAGCGCGGAGAAGAATCCGATGTGCCCCTACCTCACGCAGATCACCAGCTTCGGCAAGAAACTGGATGGTTTGGAGAGTAAATACGGAGAAAGTCAGACCTCTATGGCGGGGCTTAAGACGGACGTGGGATGGCTTAAAAAAGGATACTGGATTCAGATCGGTATACTGCTTTCGTTGCTAGGATTGGTGATATCGCTTTTTGGGAGAGGTGGATAAACGTGCCGTGGGAGGAAAATCCTGAAACTATTCGCAGCGGGCATGGGGAGATAGGCAGATTCGATCCGAAATCCTTCAGAACCATAGATATCACCGAAGGAATCAAAGCTGTGATAGGTTGCCCCAAGGGAAACTTCGTGAACGGTAAATGCAAGGTGGGTACAGAGGTTCAGAGCTACATTTTTTCGAAGCCGAAGTTCACCATGAAAACTGCAAAGGCATGGTTCAAAGAGCACGAGGGCGCTAAGAAGGAGGAAGAGGAAATGGACGAGAAACTTTCTTGGATTCAGGAGATAGAGCGCGCTTTCAGGGCTATGGATGATAAGGAGAGGTTTGTTGCAATTTCTACTTGGACAGAAGAGCAACTTACAGAAAAGATCGCCGAACTTCAAAAACAACTCGATAGTTTATGGACGAAACCGCCTGAACCTGAGGATATAGAAAAAGAGAAAAAAAGAGCACGTCTTTCCGCGGAAATAGAAGCCTATAAACAAGCTTTAGCTGAACTTATTAAAAAGAAGGTTCAGGGAGAAAATATTAAAACTTCTAATTGGAAGGCGTCCTTTAACTACTCCGCGGGAACCATGATAGCCGAACTTTTGCCCGATTTCGAGACGCCGAATAAAAACGGCTTCTTCTTGGATAAATCTCTAAAGGAGAAAATAATTGCGAAACTCAATTCGGGAAAGGTTTTTCTTACAGATTCCCACGGTAGAACATTAAGAGATATTTTAGGAAAAGTTACAAAGGGGTTCGAGCGGGGCGGGAAAATAAAAATTGAGGCTGATCTTGACCCAGATATTGATCCCAAAATCGATAAAATTCTTACGAAATATAAGGACAACTTAGGGGTCTCTTTAGAAGGTCCGGGCGCGGGATATTGTACGATTTGCGGTCAACGGGTTCACGGAATGGAGAGATGCTTCAAACATCCGAAGGCTCCAATTGTCGTGAAGGAGTTTGACTTGAGAAAAGTCGCTCTTACGGACGATCCCGCGTGGGAGACGAGTAGGGTAGAGGATTATGTCTGAATGGAATAATTATAAACAAGTGGCTAAAAGTTCGCCCCTCGATTCAATAGCCGGTTTAAGCCAAGTCGGCGAGAGGGGAGAAAGAAATAAAAGGAGGAAAAAATGAAAGATGTCTGTAGAAGAGAAAAAGGTGGAAGCTCAGACTGAGAAGAAACCTGCAGGGGATGACGCTGTAGTGCTCTTGGGAAAGAAACTCGAAGAGTACGGCAAGAAACTTGACGGCGTGATATCAAAGATGGAGTCTATTGAGCAGGAACTAGGCAAGGTAAAGGTTGCCGCGCCAAAGAAAGAGGCTAAAAAGAAGGACGAAGACGAAGACGAGGATGAGGCTAAAAAGAAAGACGAGGAAGAGGACGAGGACGAGGACGAAGTAAAGAAGAAAGATGAGGACGACGACGCTTGCCCGCCATGGGCTAAGAAAATGGGCAAGAAACTCGATGAACTTCTGAAGGTAAAGAAGGAAGAGGCTAAAAAAGACGAGGACGAGGATGAAGACGAAGCCAAGAAAAAGGACGAGGATGAAGAGGACGACGAGGCTAAAAAGAAAGTGAAGAAAGCTGAGGCAAAGAAGAAAGGACCAGAAGAGGAAGAGGAAGAGGATGAACCTTGGGAAGACGAGGATGACGCCGAGGCTAAAAAGAAGGTCAAGGGCGCTGCCGTAGATAATGGCGAAGCAATAAAGGGCGCATCGACGAGTTGGTACGATGAGGTCAAGGCCGCGTCAAAGAAATATTTCCCAGATATTTAAAAAGGAGGATGATATGAAATGGCATATCTAAGTCTTGAGGGTACGAAGGACTTCTTAGCTGCGACTCCGGCGCTTATCGTAACGTACGTGGCGTCTGGGTCAATTGCTGCAGGGAACGGTCTGAAGTGGGATGCTGGAAACACAGGCGAGGTCTGGGCAGATACGGCGGGAGCGCTGGGTAAATGCGCGGGCGTCGCCTTGGCTACGGTATCCGATGGCGACAACGTTCCTGTGTTGGTCTGGGGCTACGCAAAGAATCTTGTTTCTTACGAAACGATGGTTCCGGGAGATCGCATCATGCTTAGTAGTGTTGCGCAGGGACCGGGATTTACTAAGGACGTACCAGTCCTTGTTTCCGGTTCATATTCTGCCAGCATATACAAGTGTGGTGTCTGTGTAACCAACGTGACGAGCGGAAGCAAGTTCATGGCCCTGATCAACTGCATGTAGGTAGTCTGAAGGTTCCACTTTTTTTAAAAGTTTGAGGTAGAAAAGGGGGGCTAATAACGCCCCTTTTAAAAAATAAAAAAATAAAAGGAGGAAAATGAAATGTCTTTATCTAGAGAAATTCTTAGTCCAGTAACTACAGCCGGCTTGCTATACGAGAGGGATGAACAGTCTTCTCGGGCAAAATCCCGCGCTGCACACACTCGTAAGCCAAATCGCCATGCCGAACATGGTGGCGAGAGAGTAAGTAGTTCAAACCTTTTGAGCTATTATTCCGCCAGACAATTTCTGCAAAACTACAGTCTGACCGCCAGTAACTCAATAACCTTCCCGAAGCAGTCAGGATCGCCAGCGGCGGTCGTGAACCAAGTCGCGGAGGGCGCTGAGTTCCCGATGGATGTCACCGCGTACAGTGCTGTAAACGTCGTTCCTTACAAGGTCGCGCATGGTTTTATAATCACGCGTGAGACTATTGAGGACAGCCTCATTCCTATCCAACAGGATCAGCTTGCTCGTGCCGCTCTGCGTGTCGCGAACAAGGTTGACAAGGATTGCATCAGTGTAATCAACACGGGTAGGAGTGGCTCGACGGCGGCAACAGGAAAATCGCTTGCGCTGAATGGCACTGAGTTCGTCTTGAGTGGCTCTGGAGGCTTGGGTATCGGCATGTATACTCCTAAAAGGAGTAGTGTAAACGATATCATAGCCGCGAAGAGCCTTGTGGAGAACAACAACTATATGCCTGATAGAGAAAGTAGTAATAAAATATTATTTCTCCGGGAAACGTTGTTAGTTCACCCACGAGCGAAGGTGTTCATAGAGAGGCTTCCGCACTTCACGGCTCAGTATTCGTACGGAGAGCCGAGAATGCAGACGGGCTTCATAGCGACGCCGGGTAAGTTTGGTGATATCTTGGGACTAGATGCTTATGCTTCGACTAACTGCCCAACGGGCTCCGCATTCGTGCTGAGCAGGGGCAGAACCACGAACATCCTCGGCCAGTATAAAGGAGTCGGGTAACTCTAACTTCTTGCTGAAAGTCCGTTAGGATTCTTCGTGGAAAGAAGGCCCATCACCACAGCGATAAAGCCGCTCGAAGAGAGGGATAGCATCGGCATCTATGTGTCTATGAGGTACGCACCAACTGTAATACGCGGCGAGGCCGCGTGCGAGATCACTGGTATCAATGTGAGCTAATCGCACCAAATATCGTAGGGGTTCGCCCCTACATCCCATTTTTTTTAAACATAAAGTAGTCACCCGAGGAGGGTGTTCATAGTCAATATGTCCGAGGAGGATAATTTATCCCTATAAATTAGGTGAATTAAATATGCCTTACACAACAGTTCAAGACACAGTAAATTGGTTGGGCGGGACGATTACGGGGAGCACCTGCTATTTTTGGGAACTTACGATACCTTCCGGGAGCGTGCAGGATCACATCGTTTATGGTGAGCATTACCTTCACAACATCCTCGGAGACACCCGATGGAATGCGACAACCGACTACACTTCCGGAAGTCTCCGGCAACTCATCAGAAATTACGTATCCTTCAGAGTTCTAGTGGTTCTCACGGGGGGCATCATCACGGAGGGATTCCTTTATCGCACGGGGATGCCTATAGAGCGTCCACAACTCCTATCCACGCTCACCTCCATGATAGAGTCCTTCAAATCCGCTTCCGAGGGGGAGCTGATGAAGCTTCAGGACATCATAGTTTATGCTGAAGCGGATCAGCCCGCCTACGGCAAGACCGCACCGCCTGTTATGTGAGGGAGAGCAAATGGTTTCCACCGATCCCGTTATCAAGACCCTGAGTCTCCTAAGCTCTAGCTGGAGTCTCACGGGCAACCTAACGGGCTCCAACCTAAAATTCGGAACATACTGGCTCCGCGGTCCGCCCGACGTGATCCGGGATAACCGCTATTGGGTTGTCGTAAAGTGCTTCAACCCTAGAAGCACGCTTTTAACGACCGGGGCGCAACCTCTTTACCGCCACGACGAACTCCTGACCGTTGGGGTCTATGTACGGGTTGACAGCGATAGAAACGCCACCACCTTGGGGCAGGGGAAGGCGGATATCTACAACATGCAAAAGGAGGTCGAAAGGGTTCTCTTCTCGGGAAGCAGGATCGCAACGGGGAGCGCGGATGGTTCGAGCGGCAGGGAAGATTTCTTAATAGTGGGGAATTGGCGCGAAATGGATGAGACGAACTGGCTCCCTATTCTGTACAGGAGGGAGCTAGAGGTAAATTATTGTTATCACGAGAGTGGTTCAACATGATAGAAACGAAGGAACTCATCGAGGATTTCCTAGAGGAGAACTGGGAGAAAATCAGAAAGACCTATCCCAACGTGATAAACGTGGGGGTCGGCAACAAACGCATTAATGGGGCGGAGACGGACCAGCCCTGTATAGTTTTCTACGTCTCCCAAAAAAAGCCTCTAGCTGTGCTTAAACCCGAGCACCAGATTCCAAAGGTATTGGACGAGGTGCGAACAGATGTCGTGGAGTTGAGCGCGAAAGACTATGTAATGGGCGAGACGGAGCCCAGCAAACTGCCTCATAGGGTTCAAAAGAGGCTAGCGGGAGGGGTCAAGCGGTGAGCGTTGATTTGCGCCCCCTTTGCAGCCCTATTCGGAATCAGGGGCAATGCGGAAGTTGCACCGCCTTTGGCACCGTTGGGGCATGGGAGGAAATTCTGCGCAAACTCACTCCCGGGGATGACACGGACCTTTCGGAGAAACATCTATTTTTTTGTAGTGGCGGAAAATGTAGTGAAGGGAATACTCCAGATGCCGTTCTCAACCAAGCCACGAAAGGTGTCTGCATCGAAAGTTGTTTACCCTATGGAATAACAAGCTCAGGCATCGACTCGAAATGCGCGAGCGGGATTTGCGACAACTGGTGGGAGAAGGGGAAAAAGTTAGCCTCTTGGAAATCTGTTAAGGACGTAAATGAGATGAAGAATATTCTCCAGCAGGGGCACGCCCTAGCCACCACGATGGCAGTTCACCAAAGCTTCATGAACTTTTGCGCGGGGGTTTATCATAGCCTCGGGGCCAGCGATCCCATTGTGGGATACCACATGATCAGTTGTGTTGGTTTTAGCGATGGTCTGGGGGCGTGGTTGATAAGGAACAGCTGGGGCACAGGCTGGGGCGAATCTGGGTACGTTTGGATAAAATACGGGGATAGCGAAATAGACTCGGAGATGTACCAACTCATCCCCGATGGCGAAATTCCCCCTCAACCGGGCCCAACGCCCTCGCCGTGTTCGGTTGGAAATGGAGTCGCGGTGATCATGAATTTCTTTCCGTGGATTTTGGGGAGGAAGGGAAGATTTTATTATATGAATTTCAACAAAGTGAGTAATTGTAAAAAAGGAGGAAAACGAACATGACCGTGTACGCGGGCTGGCAATTAGCAGTTCTGATGGCTACGGGGAGCGCGACGGGAAGTTTCTATAGCCCCTCAACGGGCATAGTTACCCTCGATGGGATTCAATCGCTATCTTACGACTATGTAAACAGGATAGAGGCAAAAGAGGAGACGGGAAAAAGGACACCCAGCGCCTTCGTTGAAGGTACTACGGGTATAACTGGAACCCTCGAAAGGTTCTGGACTGGAAGCGGCGTCCAAGCTCTAGGGTTCGATAAAAGCACTACGGGTTCGGCATTACCTAGCCGTTCTCTGATGGTTTGTCCCAACGGCTTCAACGTCTCGGGAAATCCCTATCTCGTCATCGCCGATCTGAAGTGGGACTCCCAGAGAGTGACCCATAGACCCGGCTCAAATCTCATGACCGAGAGCCTAGGCTTTATTGCCACCTATGAGTATAGTGGAAGTTTCTGATTTATTTAAAAGAGATATTTCGATATGAATTACAATATCTCTGAAAGAGAGATATTATAATTTAAAAACCGAGGAGGTTAAAATATGTCTGAGGAAGACAAGAAGAAAGAGCAAGAAGTTATTAAATTAAAAAAAGTCAACGATCTCTGGGTCTGCACGATCAACGGGCAGGAGTACGGTTTCAGAAAATGGACGTGGGGCGAGAAAAACACCCTCTCGTCCAGATGCATGAGAACCGACCCTATGAGCGGGGTTCCGCAATTTGACTCCGCCGAGTTCAACATGCAACTCCTGCTTTCGACGCTGAAGTTAGCGCCCTTCCAAGTCACTAGGGAGGAGTTGACGCGGCACCCAGATGCCATTCTGGTGGATAAACTTCTCCAAATAACTCAAAAGCTCAACATTCTTGGGCAGGTTGAAATACAAAATTTATAGACCTGACGATGAGCCCCGCTGGGGGGAGTCAAGAACACACCCTTTTCGAGTTGTGCAAGGAATTCAAATGTTTGCCCAGCCAGATAGAAAAAGAGGAAGCAACGACCATAGAGAGTTTTATTGTAATACTCGATGAGCAGAGGCGGAAGGAAATAGCCGAGAGAGATAGGATAGAGAGAGAAAATAAGTTAAGGATGATGAGTTAATATGTCTACTGAAGAGGACGTGGAAATCAATGTGACTATGCGCCCCAGAGGCTTCGAGGAAACCCGAAGGAACGTCCGTGATATAAGCGACGAGGGGGACAGGGCTTCTATGAGCTACAGGGCGCTCTCACGCGACTTCATGATGACGGCGAGAAGCATCAACATTATAAATAGGGAGTTTTTGGGAAACAACGCGATAGTCAAGGATATGGTCGGAATACTCTATGGTCTTACCGCCGTATTAAGATTGGTCACGGTCGCAGAAAATCTCTTGGGAATGGCGGCTCTGGGAAACGTTGCTAAACATGTAGCAGAAACGGTGGCTATCCAAGGAAAGGCCGCCGCGTTAGCCATTATGCAAGCTCTTTCTGGTCCGGCGGGTTGGGCAATTCTGGCCGGGGCGGCTGTTATAGGGGCCTCTGCCATAGCCTCTATGAACAAACCTATGAAAAGTATGCAACTGGGGGGTATAGCCACCTATACGGGTCCGCATCTCCTCCACGCCGGAGAGGTCGTGACGAATCCCCAATTAGGGCAGTCCCCGGGGCATACATTCATCAATATAGACATGAAGACGGGTCCGATTTCGAGCCAACTCGATGTCGAGTCGATGATAGAGGATATGAGTTCGAGGATAGCCACAGAAACTAGGAGAAGAACGGGGCGAACATAAATGTCCGTAAACATCCCTAAAGTGTATTTGGAGATAACGGCGGATGATGGAACGTATGCTCTAACGAGCGAAGTCAACTCGGTAAAGATCACGAAGCCTGTCACCGCCGCCATAGGGGATTTCCAGATTAGGGTTCCTCACGGCTCGGGCTCGATTTTCACCCGCTACCACGATGCCAACGTTTTCAAGAATGTCGATATCTGGTTAGGCACGGGAGTTACGGGAAGCTCCAAGATATTCTCAGGAAAAATAGATAGTTTCAAATCCGAGTTTGACCCAAAAGCTGGATACTTAATAACCTTCACGGGGCGCGATCTGGGCGAGGCTCTTTTCAGGCATCAAGTCACGAAAGATTATTTTGGCTACACCTCGCTCTATCCCTCGCCTCGAAGGGGAACCACATCGGGCGGTTACGATGTCTACTGTCTAGAATCCTACACGGGTTCCGTGACCAATACTGCCACGCTCGTAACGGTGGGCACCGCCGTGGCTGATAGCCTCTTTCGCGTTAAACCCTACGCGACGATCAATGCCTCCTTCGGCACGAGTCTGCCGGGATTTTTCGGCACGGGTTCCGTGACGACCGTGCCCTTCACGGCCACCGGTTCGGATTACGAGGTTCATCTTAAATTTATCAACGCCTCAGCCTTCGCCCATAGCGGGAAAATGTATGCTCAACTATACGTAGTTGACGATACGGGTTCGATGACCAACCCAGTCGCCCTCTCCAGTTGGTATGGAGGAACTACCATAGATTTTCCCTCCACCGAAAATTTTGTTGTCGATGATACGATTAGCATCAACCTTCCATATTTCGCGGTCGAGAATAAGTACATCTACCTTCAAATGGTCTGGAAAGTCACGACCGCTGGAGCCGACGCCACTGCGGGGCTTAAGGTAGAATATGCCCAAAATAGCTTCTTGAATATCCCCAACGATACGGGTCTCGCGACGAATGTAGTCGTGGATATCTTATCCGGTTCGGGAATTAACACGGGCTCAAATTTTCCGTGGAACGATACTCCCATCACCCAATCTTACAACAAAAAGAAGGCGTTCGATGCCATCAGGGAAATAGATGATATCGTCAATTGGGATTCCATTGTTGACGTGACGGGGTCGTTGCAGGCTTGGACTAGGAGAACCCATACCAACAACGGGCTTCTGCAAACGGGTTCAAATATCCTCAAATTCTCACATATGAAGGATGTTGATGCCGTCGCCAATAATATAAGAGTCTATGGAGCACAGGAGTCGAAGATTCCATCGGACGGAGATTATTGGACGGAGTATCTTTCGGGTAGTGAAGAGGGTTGGTCGCTAGTTAGCGGAAGTTTAACTGAAGGGAAAAGCGTGGCGGCTTTACCCGCTAGAATTGGATCGAAATACTTGAGTGGAAGTACCGATGATGCTGTCTCCAAATGGCTCATCTTCCGGCACGTAATTTCTCCATCCCTCGATCTTAGTAACAATGAAACCGCAAAATTACTTTTCTATACAGCGGGGGGTACGATTTGGTCAGATGCCGCCTCGATTCATCAAGTGCGGCTCAAAAGAAGCGGATCAGACGAAAAAAATTACTTCTATGCCCAATTGAAAGCTCTCACCGGAGATACGACTTGGACGGAAAACTCTTATGACCTTGGGAATAAGAATGTTACAGGTTCTGTTCAACCGGGGGACTGGGTTAAAGAAGGAAACATGAACTGGGCAGATGTCAATTACATCGAGTTCTATCTCTGGTATACTGGGGTCACCGCTGGACCGACCTTTTATGTCGATGGTCTCTATTTCGGACCCACACGATGGAGCGGGTCCGCTATAAACGCGACCAGCACGGGGTCATATGGTAATAGACCCTATATCGAGGAGTCTGATTACTTCCACAGTAACGACGAATGCCAATCTCGGGCGGACTACCTTCTCGCTAGGATGAAAGACCCGCCGAACCAGTACCAGATACTGACCACGGGAAGTGAGGGCATTAATCCCGGCGATAGGATATACTTGCTTCTGCCCTCCGAGGGAGTGAGTTCCCAGACATATTATGATATCATAGAGCTTACGCATACCTTTACGGCTCCTGATGGGTTCGTAACGGAATTGATGTTAAGCGACGCGGAGAAAATCCGCGACGTGACGCTCCTGAAGAGTTACGGGGTTCTGAGATCGTACGGAAAAAAGGATGTGGATGACGCATTGAGAGGAAATAGAATTTATTATTAGGAGGAGAGATGGATGGGCGCAAGTTTGATTAACGCTTCGGGTTCTAGTATTCCAAACCTAGTCATAAATGAGATCAAGGAAACTAAAGTCACGAGAAACGTCATCCTCGACGTTCCCGCCGCAGATCGAGACATCGTGCAATCTATGGGAAACAAAAACCGGCGCTATGCCATAGACGGTTGGGCAATACAGACTGGCTCGAACAACCTCCCCCTCCAGACGGCTAGGACCGATCTGCAGAACCTCGTGGGGAGAACCGGAAGCATTTCATCCGATATTATTTCGCAACTCCAAGTTCTCTTCCTTAATGTTGATATCGACGATAAGGGCGGGAGACCCCTAGAGTTCAAGTTTAAGATTGACGCGGTTGAAGTGATTTAAGGTGTCCGAAGCCCCCGACCTCACGGTTACAAATGAGTCCTTAACCATCACGGATGAGAGTTTTTACAGCAACATAACGGTCGATACCAGCGGGAGTTTGTATATTCAAGCCCACGTGAAAGCCAAGAAACTTACCGTTACTGGCTCGGCTTCTCTGGTCGAAGTCTCCGGTTCGGGATATCTAGAAATCACCGTTTTCGGTACGGGAATTTTTGACGAACTTGGAAACGCTTTCATCAGCGGCTCGATTGTAACAAGGGTCTTAGAAATTTTCGAGGGAAGGGGGGTTATACGACCTAGAGTTGAAACGAGTGATTATCTCCAATACTTGGGGGCAAAAAATAGAGCGTTCCGCGTTGAAATGATCGCCACGGGGAGCGACCTGTCGATACCACGAAATATGATTTTAAGCGTATCTGGAAAAAAGGGATACTTAACGACCGCGGTTATTCCGCTAACATATGTCATCTTTTTGAATCCAGAGGTCGTAATGAGCGGAGATAGACCTATGGAGATAAAGGGGGCTATAACCGCTATAGAATTTAAGTAGGTGGTGGATACTGTATGAATTTCCTAAAGAAAATAATTAGAAGATGGGTGCTATCTCTCCTATCCGAGGGCATTAAAGTGGGAGAGAATACCGTCTACGTTTACCCTACCTACATAGATGTCGGCGGGGGGAGCCTGAGAGCGGTCGGAGATGTCTCAGGCAGTTTAATCCCCACATACACCAACACCTATGATATGGGCTCCACGGATAAGTATTGGAAAGATGCATTCATCTCCGGTTCAATTCACGGAACACCGGGGGTTACGATCCCGGGGAGTTACCTGACTACCGGTTCGATAGAGGCAGGAAAATTAGCGGCGGGAGCGGTTCAGACCGCGAATATAGCTAACCTAGCAATCACCGAAGCTCTCATAGCTGCTGGCGCGATCACTGAAGTGAAAATCAATACTGGTTCAATTACTGAAGCTAAATTAGCCGCTAACGCGGTCACTGAAACAAAAATTGCCAATGGTTCAATCAGCACCCCTAAGATAGTTGCGGGAGCGATCCAAGCCGGTCAGATCGCAGCGGGAGCCGTGACCACAGAGAAAATAGATGCCTTAGCCGTAAACGCCGATAAGATCGCGGCTAATGCTGTAACTACAGCTAAGATAGATGCGCTGGCTGTAAATGCGGCGAAGATTGCGGCGGGCGCAGTATCCGCCCAGAAGCTTGCTATCGTGGATTGGTATCCCGTTGGGTTGACTTGGACGGATAATAGCCCCTCGGCGGGGTACGTGGCTTGGTCCGCCTGTACTATGTATTACAACGGTAATAGCTATTCCGTCGCTGGGGGTAACACGAACCTACAGTATATTTGGTGGGATTTCACCTATCCCACCGCCTTCCAAACCTCCGCCACGAAGCCGACCCTTACCGGTGAGGATGCTATGGTCGCGGTGAATAGGGCGGGAACCCACCATCAGATTCTTCAGGCTACGTTGATTGATGGTGGCTCTATACTCACGGCTAGTATTTACGCGGATGAAATAGGGGCAGGGGCAATCACTTCCGCTAAAATTTCGTCCGATCAGATTTTTGGTAAAGACTTCCGCACCGCGGAAAATGTTGGGGAGGTGAGCGGATCCGCGGGAGTAAGATTTGATTCCAGTGGCATCAGAGGCTATTTAGGGGGAACAACAAAAACCTTCAAGTTGAGTTCAACAGATGGTGTTATCACCGTATTAGGAAATGGTGTGTTTAAACTTGCTAAAGCAGACGAAACTTTGATTGGTTGGCTTGATTATTCAAGTTATGATAGTATCGATTCTCTTGCATTAAGAGCCAATGCAGCGCGTTTGGTATTAGATGCAAATGGTGATCCAATATATATTGACCAAGGTGGAAACATTACTTTCAGTGATAACTTTGTTGCGCTTAGACCAGCCACTGATTTAGGCGTTGATTTAGGAACACCTTCTGCATCCTTTAGATACTTTGTGCCAACAACAGCTTCCGCTAGTCGTCCTGCCGCGTCGGCGAATGTGCATGGTCTTCTATGGATAAATACGGCGGCAGGCGCAAAAGACACGGCTTGGATTTGCCTGAAAAACGATGCTGATGGATATGAGTGGGTTCAGGTGGCGATAAGCACGTGACTAAAAAAGAGGAGATATTCAATAAATTCCTTAAGGAGTATCTTTCTCTAGGAATTGCTAGCGTCGCTGCACAAAAACTCGCGGAGGAGATGACCGGACGGGCGATTAATGAACTCCGCGTTCTTGTTCTCGATCCTATATCGGGCGGACCGACTTCGTGGAACTGGCAGGATATTGTACCCAACGTTGATACAATACCGAATGGCGGACCCGCTTCTTGGGCGTGGACTCTCTTCTCTGGAAGTCTTACTACTCCCATCGGTGATCCTTTGGGATGGGATTGGGGGCAGATTTCTGGGACACATTCCGATATAGCCCACGCAGATAGTGGGCATAGCGATATCCATTCAGATATATTGCATTCGGATGCTGGGCATTCCGACAGTCACTCTGATATCTCACATTCAGATGCAACCCACTCTAATATAGTTTACTCTGACTCACATTCAGATGCAACCCACTCTAATATAGTTCATTCCGATACGTTACATTCCGACGCGGGACCAGATGTTCATAGCAATACCCATAGTGATGTATTACATTCCGACGCCGGTCCTGATATACATAGCGATGTCGCTCACACGGAGCACGCGGAGGGCACGCATCAAGATGTTCCACACTCGGATATAACCCATTCTAATATTTCTCACGCAGATATCCATTCTGATATTTATCACTCTAATATAGCTCATTCTGATGCTGCTCATTCGG